TCCCTAAAAAGATCATTTATATCAAAACCAAATCCTCCCATTCCATGGCCGCCGAAAGGATTATGGTTCCCACCATGATCATAAGCTGCTCTTTTGTCCTTATTCGATAAGGTCTCATAAGCCTCATTAATTTCTTTAAATTTGGCATCATCTCCTCCATTCTTGTCTGGATGATACTTTATAGCCAAACTTCTATAGGCCTTCTTTATAGCATCTTCAGTAGCTCCTCTGTCTACACCAAGAATTTTATAATAATCTTTCATTCTTTTACTGGTCCTCCATCCTCTTCCAATGAGGCTTCGCCTAACTGCACAACTTGCCCATATATTGTAACTACATCCTCATCTATATTAAACTTTAAAGGACAAAACAATTGATTGTCTTTTAAGTCTGGGTAACATTTTGCAGCAAACAGTACTTTAGATAAAGTAGCTACGTTAAAATCTTTCCCATCATAAATCTCAAAAGCCCCATCTTCTTCTGTAAAAAATTCAGAATCAAGATCGGTATAGCTACCTTTGATAGGCACTTTCATCATGAAAGTATCTTTTGATATACTAAACTGGTAGTTACGTGCTTTAACTAAACCCATTGTGGGTATGCCAATCATACTTTCCCCAAAAGCCATTGTATATTTTTCCATAAAACTCCTATAAAACAATATAATTATCTATAACAACATTAGTCCAGTATGCCTTAGCTGGACCTCCACAATACTTACATTTACTATCGTAAGAAGTCTCCTCTATATGCCCATGTATCTTTATCCAAGTATTATTAGATAGCTCAGATAAAGACTCAGCCAAAGATCCCCAGGCTGCGACTTTTATATACTGAAAAGATTCATCGATAGGTACAGCCAATTTACATTTAAAATTTAAATAATCATTATATGTAGTTACTTCCTTATACTTTATAATACCTATAAGTTTAACATAATTTTCACCTAATATATTCATTTAAATACCTATAAACTTGTTCACGAGATAGCTCTGCTGGACCATCTTCTTCTTTTTCAACATCTGCTAAAGAAATTGTTTCTATGGTACATTTTATATTCTTCTTCAAACAAGCTGCTTTAGCTAAATCAGCGCCTTCTTTACCTGCCTTATCAGCGTCAAAAAATATTACTATACCATTTATAGCGTAAGTTTTAATCAGCGCTAATTGGCCTTCGGTTAGGTAAGAACCCATAACACAAGCTGTATTATATATACCATAATCATACAGACGCCAAATAGACTTAAAGCCTTCTACTAAAATTAAAGGAAAAAGTCTACAAAAAATTTTAGAATTATTTAAATTATATAATACGTTATCCTTAGCGAAACCTTCAGTTATTATATACTTATAAGAACTATCTGGAGGATTTCTACGAGTATCCTTTAAAGAATAAGCTTGTAACTCACCATTAACATCTCGTATTGGTATAATGTCTCTTAACACACCATGAGTATCGGTATATCCTCCAGCAACCTCAAAATAATTCAAGGTTTCTTTAGTAAATCCGTCCCTAATAAAACACTGTGAACGTAAAGGTCTATAAGTAATTAGATGGTCCTCGGTAACAAAAGAGGGTTTTCTTGCCTTAGAGTATCCTTTTATAAAAGACTCCTTATCTCTAGAAAATTTCTGAGCAGTAATATACCCAGCAGAAACAACATTATCTCCAACTAGTTTTTTTAAAAAATCCACAGCGCCTAAAAAATCAACTTTTTGTACAGCCTTTATTAGCCCTATAATATCATATCCATATTCATTATGGCATTTATGTGTAAAACAAATCCAAGTCCTTGTTTCTTTATTGAAACGAAAGGCGCTTCTATTATCCCCACCATGTATTGCACATCTACATCTAATTTCTTTTGAATTTTCATTAGTAATCTTAAAACCTAAAGAAAAAAGAAGAGTATGTATATCTACACTTTCCTTTAAAGCTTTTAAATCTAAATTATTAGAGTAGGCCATCAGATTCCACCATTCCAACTGAGTCTAAGTCCCCAACATCTATCTTCAAGTCCTCGTCTAGAAAATCAAAACTCTCTACTTGATCCATTTTTGGTATTTCTAAAATACGTAGCCTAGTCTTTCTAAATTTAAATCCAATACCTAATTCACTAGTACCACCACCACGTCTTGTATCTCTAATACTTAAACCGTAATGACCTATGGTATCTAAATCCCAACCTTCTTCATCAGCACGTTTTTTGTCTCTAAGACCCCAAAAAGCAACGATATCTCCATAGCGAGCTACTCTGTCTGAGTCTGCAACATCACCAGCCCTATTAACCTGTACTGCTGCGAGAAACGGTATATTTAACTGTCCACTTAGATCTTTTAGTTTTGTAGTAACATCACCTAAAATTTGATACTCTTTTCTACCTGCCTCTACACTTGAGGATTCAGGTTCTTTTATATAATCAAAAACGGCGAGCTGTATGTCCTCTTTGTACTTATATTTTTTGTACAAAGCAGATATTTTTTCTACATTATATCCAGGGACATAGTGATGGAATAACTTACTCTTCTTTAAGTACTCCTTTGCCATCATTATTTTCTCATACACGTCTTTGTCTTTTTTAAAACCACCGTGCTTTATTGTTCTTTCTTTTACTCCGCTAATGATAGCTAACACTCTATCTCGCCACTCTTTAAAAGTCATTTCAGTATCCAGATATAATACAGGTAACCCATCATTCACTGCAACATTTGCTGCTATGTTCGTAAGAAGAGTTGACTTGCCCATTTTTTTCCTAGCTGCTACAACCATTAGAGTTCCAGGTATTAGACCATCTATTACTTTATCAAGTATAGGGTATCCTGTAGAAAGACCCATAACTTCTACTCTATTGTCTTCTATACTAGTAATGTAATCATCTAAGCCATCTGCTATATGTAAAGGCTCTGCAATAGCCTCACTTTTAATTGATAACGCTAATATATCAGATTGCACTATATTTATCAAGTCATCACTTGATTTAGATGCCATAAGATTAGCATTAGCTTTAATACTATCTAAATGCCCTGTTAGTTTTTTAAATAATCTATATTTAGTACTATCATCTAATAACTTTAGCATATAGTTATCTAAATTAGATGACGAAACACTCAAATTCAAAATAGCATCTATAAAAACATCACTACATAGATCCTCACAATTTAAATCTTTGGCGGCTTTGGAGAGTAATGATTTATCAAAATTTTTATAACCAGACTTATGAAGTAAACTTACCATAGAAAAATAGGCTTTAGATTCAGGCGCTAAAAAATCTGTATCATTAGCCCTAGACAACATCGTAAAAAAAGCATCCTCACTTTTGGAAATAATAGACAACACGCTCCTCTCATTATAAGGATCACAAAAATCATATGCTGCTGGGTCTATCGAAAAGTCATCCTGCTTTTCTCCTTTGATATAACTCATTCTCTCTCCTTGTTAATTCTCTTTTAAAGGCTGCTATTAATTCCTGTATTGTTTTATCCATACCATCTAATAAAAACAATTCGTCTTGTAATACTTCAATATCTATCTGAAGTTTATTTAGTACTGGATTAGTATACACCAAATCTGACCGTATGTCTTTCTTTGTTTTGTACTGTTTTATAAGTTCCGGTGTTACTATTTGAAATAATGCTGCTTCAAGTATTCTCTGTTTTTCACTTTTTTGTTGAAGCTTCTTATTATATTCAGACTTAAAATAAACTAAATACTGTGAAAGTCCTAAAATACATTTACTTATAAATAAACCATCGGTTTGTTCTAAAGTACGAGCATCGTAAGCAAAAATTTGCTTCACAAAACTCTCATCGGGTCTACAAGTTTCATATAATTGTAAATCATTGGCCATTATGAAACCTCGTCATCGTCTCTTTTATTTTCTTCAGAAACATAAAATCCTGTGCAGAAATAATCATAGCTATATTCTCCAGTTTCATGATCATAGAAGTTGTACCAGTCTGACTTCATACCAATTTGTCGGCACTGTAGACTCAAGTTACAGTACTTAGGGTCGCCTATACCCCCAGACCCATCCTTAAGAGGGCACCAGTCAGCACAATTTTTATTATGTTTTAGTCTATTAGGTAAATATATATGTGACATTATCTCTCCTTTAATAATTGTAGCCATACTGCTTATTCATAATTATTTGATACCATTCGGTATGCCAATCCCTATCTTTGTTTGCACGGATATTACAAGAACCACAAACCGTAATTAAATTACTCGGGTGACAATTTTGCTTATTATAATCTATGTGATGTATGTGTAGTCTATCAACTGTTTTATAACAATATGGGTTTTGACATACATAAGCATCACGTAGTTTAATGGACTCTTTATAGTCATAATCTTTCCAAATAGGACAATAAGGTTCAAAAGACTTACCTCCTTGCCAATTCCAGTGGCCTTCTCCTAATTTAGATATAGTATAACATGTAGGACATCTCTTACCTTGCTTCCAATTATCCCAAGTAATCTTATGCTTATGTTCGTACGGGCATATGTAAGATAATGGTAAAGAGCTTCCTAAATAAACATCACTTGTAACTATATAACCTTCTGCCAAAAAAGAAAGTTTAATAGAATCAAAATCTAATTTTTTAGTTTGCTCTATAAAACCTATAGGTATCTTACCTTGTAGTTTATTGGAAAGTTTTTTCAAGTAACATTTATAACAACGCTGACCTTGTCTAAGTTTATCCCAACTTATATTATGTATAATACCACATGTTTTACATCTACACAACAATTTTGTTTTAGCAGAAATATATTCTTCAGATAAAACTTCCCAAAAAGACAACTTATGTGCTTCTTGCTTTATAAAATCTATAGATAGTTTTTGGTTAGCACCTTTTGCTTTACTGGCACATTTAGGACATCCACTACCTTTTAGAAACCTATTATTAACACTTGTTTGCCAATTGTGATTACATATAGAGCATACCCACCACACCTTAAATGTAGAACCGTAGGAAATATCTCCAGGAGTAAGTATATTCAGTGTGTAATCCCATTCACTTGATAGAAATTTACTTACATTAGATAAACATTTAGTCACATCTTTTGGTTTTCTTGGTAGTTTTATGTTAACCATTCATTGCCTCATATATTCTATCTAAAATAAGTTGATTTGTTATAACATCTTCTTGATCATAAAAATACACTAAAACTAAAGAATTGTCAATACAATATTCAAGTTTTAAGTTATCTCTTCTTTTCTGTTCATAGAATTTTTCTTTATCTCCATGAAAATGTTTTATGAACTGGAAATGCTGTCTTCCTTGGCACTCAATACATATATTTAAAGATTTTATAAAAAAATCAAAAAATAATCTATTGTTTCTATAATTGACAAAATACTCTGGTATAATAGTTTCGTAAGGAAATAAAATTTTTATACCAGAGTAAATGTCGTCTGCTATTTTACTCATGATTTACACTTTAAATCATTATAATTACAGCCAGGAAGTTGATGTACTTTTTTATGGCAATCTATACAAAGTGTTATGCAATTGTCTATATCAGCAGATTCTATTGGATTTAATTCGATGCCTGTTATATGATGACAATGAAGCGCTATCTCATTTAAACTAGTTTCACAAATTTGACAACTATATCTATCTCTTTTTAAGACCATCTTCCTCAAATCTGGTTGTACCTCTCTTGAAGAAACTAATTTAAAGTCTTTAGGATAAATCTGTGTCCAAAAAACAGGACAGGCTTTTTTACAATTATCAGAACAATAAAAATTGTTGTCTCCTTTAGCCCTACCGTGTATAGCTTCCAATCTATTTTTTACAGTAACTAAAGTAGGCACATAAAAGTTACCACAGTATGTACATGCAACACCTAAAAGATTTAAATCGCCCTCTATAATTAGAAGCACATCATTATATTTATTGAGCTGATTGGCATAGGTTTCGTATAAAGGGAGAAGCTTCTTAGATACCCCTCCCTTCCAATTATGATTACCAGTGCCAACATTATCTTTTTGATAACACGTAATACAACCATATCCCTGCTGAAAATCATTCCATTTAATACTATGCTTATGCCCTCTTTTACATATATACTCCAATTTAGTAGTAGAATTCACATACTTTGTGGAAATTAAAGTGCACCCTTTGTTTCCAAACTGTTCTTTAATATAATCATATGTAAGTTTAGTATTTTTACGAAAACATGGACAATTTTTACTAGTAATAAACCCACTAAAAGTAGTAGAATGTTTATTTCCTTTAGTACAAATGTACTCTAATTTAGTCCGATTATTTATGTACTCTTTAGATACAAGTATGTATCCTCTAGATATAAATAACTGCTTTACATACTCAAAAGAGTACTTTTTATGCATTTTGTTCAGCTTGCTTGAGGTCATACTCTCTCTGAGCATCATAAAATTTGGTCAGCCCTAAAATATCAGTAACGTTCTGCTTAATCACTAAAAATACATCTGGGTTTTCATTAAAAAATCTACGAACTCCATTTTCCCCCTGGCCAATATTATTACCTTCATAATTATACCAACTACCGCTTTTAGTTAGCACTCCTAAATCTGTAGCAATTTTTATAATTTCTCCAAAAGTATCATACCCTTTACCATAGATAAGATCTGCTTCTGCAGAAGTAAATGGAGCAGCTAACTTATTTTTAACAACTTCAAAAATTGTTTTATGACCAATAACCTTACCTTTGTCATCTATTATACGATTTGCTTTAGCTCCTATACCAGAAACCCTAACTCTTCCTGTAGCATAAAAAGGAAGGGCTTCCCCTCCAGTAGTGACTTCTGGATTCCCGTACCCACCGATTTTATTACGTGTCTGGTTAATAAAAATAATACAAGTGTTTGTTTCTGCAGCAATAGGTACAAAACGTAACAAAGTTTTACTCATCAATCTAGCAAGTAAAGCTATAGTACTATCGTCTAGATTAGCATCTGCTGCTACCTTTGGGATCAAAGAAGTCACAGAATCAATAACTAAAAGGTCCAAGGCGCCAGTCTTCATAAGTGTTTCTGCTACCATTAAATTATCTTCACCAGTAAACAAATCCACTACCGTAAGCTTCTCCAGGTCTACACCCATACTTTCAAAAAGTTTGGGGTCTGAGGAATGTTCACTATCTACGTAAACACAATTCATACCCCTCGACTGTGCTTCTGCAATTAATGACATAGTTAGAGTGCTCTTTCCAGAAGATGGCGCTCCATATACTTCGTAAATCCTACCTAAAGCAAAACCTCCTCTGCCTAAAGCTGCATCTAACCCTAAACTCCTAGTGGAAATAGTATTAATAACTAGAGGTTTATCACTCATAGGTTTAACAACATCACCGTACTTCTTAATGATAGCTTTCTTTGCTATATCGAGTGTCGAAACTGCCTTCTTACCTTCTTCTTTAGCCATGTATTCTCCTTAAATGTTCAAAATCAAAACCTGTGTATTCTTTACTATTCATCTCGTCTAATTCGACCAGTCTTTCTACAATAACATCATTTAATGACGACTTTTCTAAATTTAACAGAAACACTACCTTATCTATAATCCACCTATATTTACTGCTCGCAAAAACCCAAACACCTAAAGGAATTGTTAAACCAAGTTCTTCTTCATAAGAAAACAAACCTTGTATAATCATAGCAGTATCTTGTAGCGCAAGGTCGTAAGACACATCTAAAATTAATTGTCGTTCTTTCACAAAATTATTTAAAAACATTTTATCTTTTTCTTTATTTACAGTAAAAGAACAAACATCGGTATGGTGATATTCTAATAAAGAATAAAAACGATTTACTAGATCATCTATGCCCTTTACTTTATAAAATATAGGTTTTTCTACTACTTTATAATTTAAACTTTTTAAGTAATTTACACAAGCTTTTTCTACTTCTTTTTCATTTAAATTATCTTTTAAAAAAGAAATATCATCTAAAGCCTTTACTTTTTGAATTAATATAGCTAGTTCTTTCATTTTCTTCTTATAGGTGTTAAAAGTGCCTTCTGATTTTCAAATTGCTGCGAATCAAAAATCAATACACTAGTATCTGTAGAAAAACGCATCTTTAAAACATCATCCATAATCGCACTTAATGTTTGATATAAAAAACTACCATTAACATCTACTATAAAATTACCATCATATTCGATATTATCACTATATTCAGATTCAGCATATTCAGACTTAACAACTAACTTGTTATCATTGATCATAATCGTAAGTCTATTATGATCATCAGAATCTAAAGTATTCATAAATGGTACAAAGCTACTAAGCATCACATCCTTATTAATGATTATCTCGTCTTTATAATTTTCAAAAGCTTGGGAATAATTAGGAAATTCTTCACCTACTAATAAGGTACCATGTAAAGTGGTTTTATTAACTACTGCTTTAATGCTATTGTTCTCGATATCAAAATACACTTCGCTGTCCGCATCAATAATTTTTCTCAACGCCATTACAAAATTATAAGGTAAAGTATAACTTCCAGTTTTCAGAGAACCTAAATTTACAGTTTTATACTCAGACAACATTTGAGCATCAGTGCCTGCAAAATAAATAAAAGAGTCGTCAAAAGTTACATTTACACCTTGTAAAAAATTACGAATACTGTTTTGATTTACGGCATAAATAACCTTTGAAATAGCAAGACGAAGTGTACCAGAGTTTAATTGTAGAACTGTATTTTTAAAAGGGGTGGGTACTGACATTTTATGTATAGGGTATAGTTTTAATTTTAATTTATGTGCTGTCTTCTTGTCAGCGGAAAAATGATTCTCCAATGAAAGAGAAAGATCATTTTTCAAGCCTTTAAATTTAACTTCTTGTACACCACATCCATCTTCAAAGGGGGGAAATGCTGCAATAAAAGAATTTAACTTACCATAAGATACACACAAAGCCCCAGGTTCTTTTACTGAACAACCCGATACTAAGTGGGTTACGGCTAAAGTACCATTATTACAAAGTAAAACTAGATCTCCAGTGTCCTTAGCGTCTAACAAAACCTGCCCAACAACCTCATCTGTATTCTGTCTGGCTACAGAACTTAAAATTCGTAAAGCCTTCTGAATAGAAGACAGATCAACGCAAAAATCCATAAATCCTCCTTTGGTTTAAGAAAAGTAAAACTAATTAATTTATTAAATAAGTGTAATCAATATAATGGTAGATGTCAACAACTAAACTTGGCGCGGTAAGATTTTACCTAAAATAAAATGATTATATTTAGATCCAAAAAAAGCTACTAAAAAACATTCTGAATTAGTTGGGACTTCACAGTAGTAGTAACCATCAGAAACCCTTGAATAACTTATACTTAAAAGTTGATTTGTTGTATTTGAATATACAGCTATTTTTTTATTAACTGCTTTATTATATTCTGTTAAATAACCTTGTACGTAATATCTAGAAAAAGACACAACTTCATCTCTTAAAGCTTTATTTAAAAAAGCTAAAGTATCACTATTAAACACTTTGTTTGCAAACCAAACTTCTGAAACCTCTCCTTGTATACTATCTATGGTAGAACCAACTAATATGTTATCTGAAGAAGAGCCAATAGACGGCACATATCCAGCTACATCATAAAAACCACCCACACCCATTCCTACATTACAACTTCCTTCATTTGTCTTATATGCAGAATACAACTGCCAATCATTAGGCAAAATATACTCGTAACTTTGATTTACAGATGAAGAATTGGGCACCTTTGAAGATAAAGTTAGTGAATTACTTTTTAACTCTCCTTTTGTATCAATAAGATTATAATAATTGTTTATAAAAAAATTACTAAAATAACCATAGGTCGTATAATGTGAGGTATATAATCTAAGAGAAAGCCTAACAGGAGCTGTAGAGTAAGTCCCCTCTATTATAAGAGCCCAATCTCCGGTACCATCTATATAATATATTTGTAAAAAGCCGCCAAGTCTAACTATTCTAAATTTTCCATAATTATTGGATCTGAAGCTATATGCTAAACCTTTTAGTCTGTCGTTGTACTCAATGTTTGCCTTGAATCTATTCTGATAATAATAAAAACCAGCAGAAATAAAAGCCACATCACTTTTATCTAATTCAACTATATATAGCCCGATACCGTACGCAGCTGTAGTGTCTACAGGGACCGTATAAAAGTTAGAAAAGTCAACTTGTACATCAAAATCTCCTGCTATGTAATAAAGATAGCTGTAACCATAATAAATTGAAGAAGATGTACCTTCTGTATACATATACAACTTATTATTAAACACATAACCTTTATATACGACATTTGATGGAGGAACATACCCCGTCCATAATAAACTACTAGGTTGTGAATAATCTTCCCCTTGAAAACTATCATTATAAGAACTAACTGTATTATCGGAAATATAACATAAAGTTAACGCATAATAGGATCTTTTATTGAAGATTATACTCCCTGAATTAAATTTACCAAAAATTAGTGCATTAACTGTTTTAGAAAAATCATACAAAGCATTATTTCCGAAATCTAGGTAACTATCGACGCGATTAAATATAAAAGAAGGTGTTCCTAAAATTCCCGTAGTTAATTGCGTATTACTATATTTAGATAGATGTAACTCATTATTAGTAGAATCTTTGTAACCATAGATATTATTTAAATGATTAACAGAAATAAATTTATCTACCCAAATACTTTGAGAAGGAGTACATATATCAAATAATGAAGAAGATCTTGAATAAAGTGTTCTCCATTTTGAACTATAGCCCGCGTAAACAAAAGTATAAAAATCTTCCTCTACCAACAAACAAAAAGACGTGGTACTAGTATTATCATATGTACCTTGCATATTAAATCTTGCAAAAGTAGATATATTTGTCCAATCTACTCCATTAGTAGAAGTACAATAATAAGACACCCAACCTGAAGAATTGGCCTCAAAATACATTATATATTGATTATCTACATAAACAACGTTGCTAGGAATTACCTGAACTGCTCCAGACACAATAGTATAAGATAGTACTAAAATATTTCCATACCAGTTTATTCCATCTATAGAATCGCAAGTAAGTATTCTACCATACCCTCCGTTGACTCCCATATACCACATTCTATATCTACTATTTATCTTTAACACACAAGGACTAAATATATCAACGCTATCAAAATTTGTGGCTCCAGGCACTAGAACCCTCTGAAAACTTGTCCAAGTAATACCATCTAAAGACTCTGCATAAATAAAACCTGACCCATTATCAACAGAGGCCCAAATTTTATAAACACCTTCATCATATAATATTGTGCCTCTGTTATACCCAGAAGCGTCATAAGAATGTGTAAGATCTATAGACAATATAGGAGAAGACCAAGTTTCAAAATCAACAGATTCACTATACAATATCCTATACTTGGTGCCGTCATGGCCCCAAAACCAAAGCTTATATAAATTGTCTATCTTTAATATACTAAAAGGTAATATACCTGCAGTATCATATGTCCCATTAAAACCAACGTCTGCTAATAAAGATACTGGAAGGCTACTGGTTTCAGATATATAAGCTACATTTTCATACTTGGTCTTATCATAGTAAATATAAAATATACTTATATTGTTACTATAAAAAATCTTAGGTTTGACCCAAAATAAAGCTCTTCTATTAATATGATCCCAAAAATCTAACTCACTGTGTAACGCTACTTCTTCACCATCATAAACTTGAGTGAATAGTAATTTTTTTCTATTACTTGTACTACTACCATTAACTGCTAGTTTGTCAAAAATATAAGTGTTGTCGTAACTATTTAAACCAACGTCGTAACTTATCTTTACAGGAAAAGGGACAGCTTCGACATCCATACCTGTAGTATCTATAATGAATTGTATTCTTTCTGCATTACTCCAATCAAATATATTCATAAAATATCATCTAATAAACATTAAATTAAATCTACAATAAGGTTTAGTTATAGCACTACAATTAGTACCTACTAATGGTCCTGTTGTAACAGAATTTAATAAAGATCCATCTTTGCCATAAAAACCCCATAATACTCTAGGACTTCTAGGCTCTCTACAATCAGTCTCGTTATGGGAACAATATGCTGCACCGTAGTTGCCGCCCACAGTGAACATAGCTAGTCCAGGGCCAGAAGACAAGTAGTAATCTTGGCTGTCCGCATTTCTAGATAACAATGGATAATTAAACTGATAATCGAACCACCTATTTTTTATATCCACAGAAGTCCTAACAATAGTACCTCCAGTACTCCCAGAGTAATTAGTATCTAAGTCTGGGTTAAATATATTATCTGGATTATCTAAAACACATTGATAAATTTCAGAAAAATAAATAAATTTCCAATGAGTATCATTTATATCTAAGGAAACATGCATAAATAATCTTGCCCCATCAGAAATCATTGGTATAATATTTAATGTGGAACATTGAGAAGAAC